AAGAGTTCCAGCGGGCAGCAGACGAGGATGAAGATCGCGTTGCACTGAAACTGCAACCGAGCATGCAGTATTTACGGGTGAACTGATGGCAAGATTTGCTTCAGGCAAGGATGCTTACGGAATATCCGACCGGTCTGGCTTTAGGTATCGACTGGTTGAGATGGTTACAGAATGGAACGGTTCTAAAGTAGGCCGAGACGAGTATGAACCGAAGCATCCGCAGCTAGAGCCAATTCGTGTCGGACCGGATCCGCAGGCGATTCATGATCCGCGTCCGGACCAGCGAACTGAAGTTGCTGTTGCTCGTTTGTTGCCGTTAAACCCGTTCTTGTCTGGTTCTGCTGGCAGTAGCGTCGTGACGGTAGTCGAGCCTTCTCATGGACGTACGACAGGAGATACGGTAAGGTTCCGCAAAGTGAAGGCTTTCGATGGACTCACAGAAGCAGGCTTTATAAACCCGTTTGGTTACACGATCACTGTTACGGATTCTAATCTTTATACCGTTTCCTTGTCATTTGGCACCGCAACCACGGGAGGCCAGCGAGGCGGCGGTGAGGTTGCGACTGTCGGGCCGGTGACGCTGGAGAAGTAAATGAGTTTTACCTACACAGAACTGAAGACGGCGATACAGGACTACGTCGAAAACGACGAGACTTCTTTCGTCAGTAACCTTGATAATTTTATCAAAACCGCTGAAGAACGAATCCTAAAACTTGTTGATCTAGAATATTTTCGTAAGAACGTGACTGCTGCGACTACAGCAAGCAATAAATTCCTGGCGATGCCGTCAGACTTTTTGTCATCCTTTTCTTTATCCGTAGAATCTGGCGGGGCGAAAGAATTTTTGCTTCTCAAGGACGTTAACTACTTACAAGAATTTACACCAAATGCGTCCACCACAGGGCGCCCTAGATTTTATGCGCTGTTTGATGTTGACAACTTTTTGTTGGCGCCGACACCTGATCAGGCATACACAGTCGAGTTGCATTACTATTATCGCCCCGCCTCGATTGTTTCAACGAGTGATGGCACGTCTTGGTTAGGAACAAACGCACCTGATGCGTTACTTTATGGTTGTTTGATAGAGGCTTATACCTATATGAAAGGTGAGCCAGCGTTTCTTCAGTTGTATCAACAGCGGTTCGCAGAGTCTATTGCGCGGCTCAAAAACTACGGCGAAGGCCGAGAGAACAGCGATGCTTACCGCACCGGTTTGGTAATGGCTCCCAAAACATGACACTAAATCTTTCTGGTAAGTCTGTCGCCATAGTTGGTCTAGGCGGCAGCTACAGTGACTTCGTCCGTTGTCGCATCAACTCTCTGTCTTTCGACGAGGTGTGGGGCATCAACAGCATCGGCGGTATCTTTCACGTTGATCGCACCTTCATGATGGACCCGGCCTCTCGCTTTTTAGATGATATCAAGGCGGGTAAACAAACCGGGATTGGTCAAGATTTCCTGCTCCGCACACCCAACAAGGGTCCGATCTATTCTTGCGAGTTGGACAAACGTGTTCCCGAGATTGAAGAGTACCCGCTAGAGGCGGTGATCGCTGATGTACAGTACCCGTACTTCAACAACACGGTTGCGTACGCAATAGCTTTCGCGATCCACCACAAGGTAGGTTCTATCAATCTGTTTGGGTTGGATTTCAGCTACAAACAGAACTTGCACTTCGCAGAGGCGGGGAGAGCCTGTGTGGAGTTCTGGTGTGCCGTTGCTCTTTCGAGGGGCATCCACGTAGAAGTAGCCCCTACCTCAACGCTTCTGGACACAAATGTCCCGGAGGACGAAAGACTGTATGGTTATCACAGACTGGCGGATCCTTTAGTACAGCGTGTGACCAATGGTCAGTTGGTAATAGCCAAACGCAGCGAGATAGGTGAGGTTGAAGAGCAGGAGGGGCTTTCTTCCCCGGAACCCCTGGACGGTCATGACCCGGTTTTGATCGGCAGACATGACGTAGCAAATGTAACTTACGAGGATAAAGCAAATGTTTAGTGGTGGGGTTGACGTTGGTGCAGTGAACATTATGACTTCTGACGAGGGTGGTCATAGCACCGAACAGATCGTAGAACTTGCTATGGACAAGATCATGCGCGTAGCTGACACCGCGCCACAGCCCATTAGGGATCAAGCGGAGGCTTTTCAGAACCACCTGCGTCATGTATTGTATCACTACATGGAGTTGGCAAGGCGGGAAGAACGCGCTACTATTGCCGGCAGAATGCACAAGGCTGGTAACAGCGAAATGGCAGACCTCGTTAGGAGAATCTAATGGCGATTACGCAAGCAATGTGTACTTCTTTCAAGAAGCAGCTTCTTGAGGGAACACACAATTTTAAAAACTCGGGCGGGTCCACCTTTAAACTCGCTCTGTACGCAGTCGGCGGTGGCGGCAAGTCCAGCACCACGGCCACTCTTGGTGCGTCCACAACGGCGTTTACCACCACTGGTGAGGTAGCGAACAGCGGTTCGTATTCTTCCGGCGGCGGAACTCTGACCCGTGTAGATCCATCGACTTCAGGCACGACAGCACTCACTGATTTTGCAGATATCAGCTTCACCACAGCGACCATTACCGCTCGTGGCGCTCTTATCTACAATTCGTCTGCAACAAACGCAGCAGTTGCCGTCCTGAACTTCTCGACGGACAAGACTTCGACTGCGGGTACTTTTACGATCCAGTTCCCTACGGCTGACGCTTCTAACGCTATCATCCGTATCGCCTAGTAAGGAGGGACAAGACGATGGCTCTTGTCCTTGCTGATCGTGTAAAAGAAACCACGACCACCACAGGCACCGGCACATATACCTTGGCCGGTGCGGTGACGGGTTTTGAGTCGTTTGGCACTGTAGGTAACGGCAACACCACATATTACTGTTGTACAGACGGGTCTGATTTTGAGGTGGGTGTTGGAACATATACGTCCAGCGGTACTACTCTTGCGCGTACAACCATCCTGCAATCCAGCAATAGTGACAACGCCGTCGATTGGTCGGCGGGTACGCGAGACATTTTTTGTACGCAGCCAGCAGAGAAGGCTGTGTTCCTAAATGCAGATGGTCACATTGAAAGCAGTTTAATAATCGGATCAACGGACGATGGCGCGGGTAACGCACCTATTCTAGACTTGTACCGCCACAGCGGCTCTCCTGCGGACTCTGACCACGCTGGCACCATACAATTCAACTTTCAGAACGATGCCGACCAAAAGACTTTGGGCGGTAGAATATATTTAGAAGTTGACGATGTAAGTGACGGCTCTGAGGACGGTGCGATTAAGATTGCAGGTTTGCGTGGGGGTAGCGAAGAAGAGTATTTAGAACTTGCTTTCGGTCTTGTCAGGATTCTTTCAGACTCGTTATACCTGCCGTCAGGCAAAACAATTCTGTTTGAAGGCACCAGTAACGACACCGCCGAAACCACGTTGACCGTTGCTGACCCTAGTGAGGATCGCACGATTACCCTGCCTAACGCCACCGGCACGGTCCTCTTGACTGACGGTAGCGGCGCAAGCCTTACCTCGTTGAATGCTTCTGAATTAGGCAGCGGCACAGTGCCCAATGCTAGGCTAGACGCACAGCTACAGGATGTAGCTGGCCTCGCTGTCACCAACGGTAATTTCATCGTAGGTGACGGCAGTAACTTCGTTGCGGAATCTGGGGCCACAGCACGGACATCTCTTGGACTAGGCAGTATCGCCACACAAGCCTCTGACAATGTGTCCATCACGGGCGGCTCTGTGTCCGGCATCACCGACCTCGCCATTGCAGACGGCGGTACAGGAGCAAGCAGCGCCAGCGCGGCCAGAACAAACCTTGGTCTTGGCACAGCGGCTGTTGCAGCTACAGGCATTAGCAACGGCAACGTCCCAGTATTTACATCCGGCGTTGCAGACGACGACTTTTTGCGTGTTAACGGAACTTCGATAGAGGGAAGATCAGCATCAGAGGTGGCGTCTGACATAGGCGCAGCCACCACTGACGATGCGACTGCGCTTGCGATTGCGTTAGGATAAACCATGTTCGGTCACGGCCCGTTTTCAGCGTTTGCGTTTGCAGACATACCGATCAATGAATCGGTTTCTGTAACGGGTGTTGCCAGTACTGGCGCAGTCGGCAGCGTTACCGTTGCGGCCAACTCTTCTGTAACTGTTGTAGGCAATGAAGCCAGAGGCAACGAAGACCTCGCTGGCGCGTTTCATGCCGAATACTTCGTACCAGACGACGCTGGCAATCCGAATGTCACAGTCATGGCCTTTGAGGACGGCACGACAGTTTCGGCTGACGGGTCATCCCTTGGCACAATAAGTTCGGCAGGCGGCACACTTACCGTCTCCGCGTCGAACTACGAAAACAAGATCATATCGGCAAACAAGCCGATTACGCTGCAAAATGCCAACAACGAAACGGTAGGTGTTCCGACCTCTTGGGCAGGTACATCCTTCGGTATACGAAATACTCGTACTGGCGTAAATCTACAGATGAGAGCCTTGTACGGCACAGCATCTGTGGAAATATTCAAGGACGGTGTATCGACCACAACCCTGAGTGTTGGCAGCACCTCAACCACAACGCAGTTCTACGCTGATGATACCAGTGACCCGGAATATACGGTCTTTTCCGATATTCCGATTATGCTGTTTAAGAGTGGCGATACTAATCTTACTACAGATGCCAGATCTGTTTTTCCTGCAACCACTGATTTTATCTACGGCATTGCGTCAGGTAGTGCGTCAGTGGTTCGGGTGGATGGTTATGGGGAAACTGCCGTAACTATTGAAAGATACGCCAGTGACGGCAGTTCAAATACGACTGGCACACTTAGCACCACCGGAAATTATTTTGCTGGTGGTACAGATTTTACCGGGCCTTCTAACAGGTTTAAATCTCCTAAAGCTGCTATCGCATTTAGTATCGCGGACTCCGATGGCGGTGAAAA